TAAAATAAAAGCCGTCGTTGCCATCTTGCAATCCCGATGTATTTTTATAAACTTCTATTGTTTTAGTTTTTGCGTTATAGCTGTTTTTTACTGTTCTGTAGTTTCCGTTTTTGTATTCTGCGTAGCTTATTGTTTTTGTAGGTTTAGCCGCTTCTGTTATTGCGTCTGCTTGCAGTTGACAAGGCATACAATCATTTTCACTTATTCTTTTTAAAACTGATTCTGGAACTGTATATCCTTTTGTATCGTGGATGTGTCCGCATTTACAAGTAATTTCCATTTCGTTTCTCCTTTTGCTTAACCTTATATATATAAGTATATCAGCATTATTAGATTTTGCAATACGTAATCAAACAATACATCATTTATATTACAAAACCGTAACAATTAAAATAAATAATATCCGTATCCCGGTACTCAGACACTAGTTAAGACGCGTTTTTACATAATTTTTATTATCGGACGTAACTTTTTAAAGGGAATTTATAATGAGTTTTATTTTAAAAACTATGCCGAAGAGCAGTAAGCGTAAGTTTATACTTGATTTTGTAATGTTTTTACTTTGGTTATCGGGCGGATTCGGTTCATTATTTATTATCGGACTTATTATAAGATGCAATTTACCGTAACAAACGACGCTTTCAGGGACAATATCTTCGATTCTTATATAGAAAAGGTTAGATATCCTTACAACATAAGCATTGAACCCATAAAGCAAATGAAAACAAAGAAACAGCTCGAATATTTCTGGGGTGGCTTGGTAAAAGTTTTGTCTCAGTATTATTTTTCTCTCGGAGAAGCGGAATCGGAGCACAAACCGTTGAATCCGCAGGTCATAAAGTTGACTTTATACGACGAAATCGGCATTTACGAACCGATAAGGCTCTTGACCGGGCGCGAAACATACAGGCTGATTCCGATGTCGGAAATGACAAAAGAGCAAATGACCGAGTTTATATCTCGCGTTCTCGACTGGATGGACGCTTTGGACCCCGTTTGCATCATTCCCCCCGATTTGCGACTGACCTGGCTTTTGCATATCACGGACGAAGACGTCGCCCGTGCCGAGAAATATAAATTTCCCGAACGAAATTCGCTGTATTTGGCTTATCTTCGCAAACAAAGCTGCCTTTATTCAGGAAAATACGGATGCGAGGCGGCGCACATAAGTTTGCCGGGATATGGCGGGATGTCTCAAAAGTCTCCAGACTGGCTTGCGATTCCTTTGCATTACGAAGTTCACAAAGAAGCCCATGGCAAAGGGCACAGCGAAATTATAAACGGCTTGAACCTTTATAACTTCGATATTGTTACTTATGCCAAATTGGCTTATCTTCGGTGGTTGTACAAAAAATGATTATAAGAACAGTTTATCGGGTTAATCACAGGACTTTTCAGACTATTCCTGTTTACGGGGATGCTGATTTAGTTCGTTGTGCAGAGGTTGAAAGCGGATTTATGCATAGCTTGGATACGGCTTTAAGTTGGCTGAATGAGAATAATTATGAGGTTATGCCTTTCAATGTAAGTTTTTTGACATAAAAGAGAACCGGAAGTGAATAGATTCACCTATTTTTATTAAGTTCGTACCTTAATAAAAATCAGACAAAGTCGCCCCTTGTCCGCCGACAATAAAATATTATCATGTAGTATTTATTTTATGAAGGGGGTTTGTTATGTATCCGAGTGAAAAATCTTATTTAATCAATTGGATCGGCGGCAAAAGACTTTTAAGAAAATCTATCAATCCATTGATACCTGAAGATATTGGCAGTTATATCGAACCCTTCGGCGGTGGCGGTTGGATATTGTTCGGGAATAAGAAGTGGGCTGAATTAGAAGTATATAACGATTTAGACTCAAGATTAGTAAACCTGTTCAGGGTTGTAAAATATCATCCCGAAGCTTTAATTAAAGAATTTCGGTATATGATATTCAGCCGGAAATTATTTTATCAAGAAATAAATGCAGATTATTATACAGATATTCAAAAAGCAGCAAGATTTTTATATATAATATCTCGGTCATTCGGCGGGAAAGGTCATCATTTCGGCATAGGATTGACCGGTGAAGGTGGCGGAAATAAGAGCCATAAAGCAATTGTCGACAGAATAGATATTATAAGCAGTAGATTAGATAGGGTGACGGTAGAGAACTATACAGCGTTTGAACTTATCCCTAAGTATGATTATGACAACGCATTCTTCTACTGTGACCCGCCTTACTCTTGCGGTGCAGGATATGAAACAACTTCGTGTAAGGATTTCAAACACGAAGAGTTGAGAGACTTGCTCAAAGGGATTAAAGGACGATTCCTTCTGTCTTATGATGATGCCCCGATGATTCGGGAATTATACAAAGACTTCAATATTATTGCAGTGACAACCTGAAACGCAGTAAGCAAGGGCATTTATTCAATGATTAGCTCCTTTATTCCCGCCTTCGGGGTGTAATATAGTCATATCAAGGGTTTAGAGGTTTTTGGGTCCTTCCCCGCCCCTAGGGGGTATGCGGGTCAGCAACTCGCGGGTATTTGCTGAGTGTAAAATTTTTAAACAACATGACAAACATGACAAATTTTATATTATAAAAACAATTTAAATATATAAATAGGTATGATATGGCTACTAAAAAAGATATAAATATTTTTAACGATAAAGTTTGTCTCTCAACAAAAGCAATATGTGAAATTTTGCATGTTACTCGCGAAACTTTGTCAATGTGGAAAGAAAAAGGATGTCCTCAAGTACAAAGAGGATGGTGGGATATAGAAAACGTTTTGATTTGGAGAAGTCAGGTCAATACAAAAAATTCAGATGATCCTGAAGAAATGACAAAAGCAGAATATAAATTATATTTTGACGGAAAACTTAAAGCAGCTCAATTTGAAGGAGCCGATTTAAAAAACGCTGTTGCAAGAGGGGATTATCATAAAGCGGTTGATTGCAGTACAGACAGGAATTATCAATTTAATGTTTTAAAACGTTTACTATCGGCATTAAGTAGGACTATAGCAACCGATTTATCGGGATTTGTTGACCAAGCACAATGTAGACGTATGGAAAATATGGTTAATGAGCGAACAAAAGATTGGTTAAGACAGGTAAGTAAAGGTAATGAAAAATTCAAACCGTCAAAATTATGAATATTTTTATAAAAATGACGTTTTATCTTGCTATGAAACTTTAAGACCGCCTGAAAATTTAACCGTTTCTCAATGGGCTGATAAATATAGAATCCTTGATGAAAAAACTTCACCTGAACCCGGACCGTGGAAAACTTCAAGAACCCCATATCTTGAAGGGATAATGAACGCTTTTCACGATGTAGATATAGAGGAAATAATTTTCGTAAAACCGACTCAAGTCGGCGGTACAGAATGTTTAAATAATATTCTCGGCTATATAATTTGTCAGAATCAAGCACCTACTTTAATTGTTTATCCTACTTTGGATTTGGCTGAATATACATCAACAAACAGAATTGTTCCTTTTATAAATCACAGTGAAGAAATAAAAAAACATTACCTTGAAGCTGAAAGTAAAATACTCGAACGTCATTTTGACGGAATGTATTTGATTTTAAGCGGTGCAAATTCCCCGGCTTCTTTATCTTCAAGACCTATGCAAAATGTACTGTTTGACGAAATAGATAAATATCCTTCCAATGCCGGGAAGGAAGCCGACCCGATAAGTTTGGCGGAAGAAAGAACTAAAAACTTTCCTGCTATTAAAAAGATTTTTAAAACTTCAACACCGACTTTATCTTCAAGACCGATATGGCAGGCTTGGGAAAATGCAGATTGTCAGAAAAAATATTATATGCCTTGCCCGCATTGCGGAGCTTATCAACCTTTTATTTTTAAACAAATTAAATGGGCTGAGACTGCAAAAACTCCGAATGAAGCGCAAGAAACCGCTTATTATGAATGTCTTCATTGCAAAGCGATGATAACTGATTCTCATAAGTTTCAGATGCTTGCTTCAGGTGAATGGAAATCCGAGAGAGAAAACGGGAAAAGAAAAACTGCTTTTCATTTAAACGCAATTTATTCTCCTTGGATAAGATTCGGCGATATTGCTTATAAATTTCTTTCAACAAAAGACTATCCCGATATTTTTATGAACTTCATAAACTCATGGCTTGCCGAACCGTGGAAAAACTCCGAAGTCAATATCACTTCAAGTAAAGTTCTTGAAAGACAAAGCGACTATCCCGAAGGCATAGTGCCTGACGAAATGAAAATAATCACAGCCGGCGTCGACGTTCAAAAAGATTGCTTTTATTACAGCATAAGAGCGTGGGGCTTGAATATGACAAGTTGGAACATTGCGCACGGTTCGGTCAACAGTTGGGACGAAATAGAAGCAGTAATGAACCTTCCTTACCTAAATAATGCCGGAACTACTTTTCAGATCAATCTTTGTGCGGTGGATTCGGGCGCAAGAACCGACGAAGTTTATGATTTTTGTGCCTACAACCAAGATTGGGCTATCCCGGTAAAAGGAAGTTCAAGGTCGATTGATTCAAAATATAGAATCAGCAATATCGACAGAATAAGCAGTAAAGCGCACGGATTAAGTTTATATCTCGTTGACGGCGGGCAATATAAAGACTTGATTTCGGGAAGACTCCAAAGAGCAAACGGAAAAGGCTCTTGGATGGTTCATAAAAACTGCGACAAAGAATACGCCGAGCAAATAACTTCCGAAGAAAAAATAAAAATAAAAAAAGGTTCCGAAGATGTTTTTGTCTGGAAACAAAAATCCTCAACCGCGGCAAACCATTATTTGGACTGCGAAGTTTATGCTGCTATGGCTGCTGATTTGTTGCACGTTCGATATTTTCAGGCTGAAGATGAGCCTCAACCTCAGAATATTCCTGCGGAAACTCAAAATAATGAAGAATCTCAGGATAATTATTCGAGAGATTCGATGGATATCAGGGATTTTAAAAGTAATTTTTTAAGAAACCGAGAAAGATAAGGTAAAAAATGGTTACAACTCAAGAACAACTTGATGAGGTTAATTCTGCAATAACGGCAATTATGACCGGTTCTCAGGAATACAGAATCGGGCACAGGTTGTTAAAGCGCGGAGATTTAAACGTGCTTAAGCAGATGCGACAAGACCTCGAAACCAAACTTTATTACGAACAAAACGGAAATATTACTATAGGAATCTCGACGGGAAGATAATGAAAAATAAAATTAATATTTTTGATAAAGCCTTAATTTTTATAAATCCCAAAGCAGCTTATGAACGTGCTTCATGGACTCAGTCTGCCAAAATGCGTTACGATGCGGGAAGTTCAACCGGCAGAAACTCAAATTGGAATGCCGTAAACTCCCCTGCCGAGCAGACAAATCAAATGTCGAGAGACAAAATCAGAGCAAGAGCGAGAGATTTAGAACAAAATTCCGATATTGCCGAAGCCATAATCGGAAATCTTGAAAGAAATGTTGTCGGAACCGGCATAAAACTCAAGACGAAA